ATGCGGCTGATGATTGCTGGAAAGAGGCTGTATATGAGCAAATAACTGGTTTTTAGACATGGTTCCTCATGGCCGCACATTTATTGCCGAAGAAATCCGAATCTTTGCCTTACTTGGCGGATGCGGCAATCCGCACCATCATAACGCATGGGGAGGGGCGCTAGGCGGTCGCATTCGCAGCGCACTAAAAGCGGGCAAAATTGAAATCTGCGGTCTCGGCAGAAGCGAATCAACTAAATCTCATGCCAGACTTCAGCCTTGTTATAGAAAGGTCGCAGCATGAAACCTTCAATCTATCAGCAGTGGCTCAACGCCAAGGCCATCGAAACCGCCGCAATCAAGACCCGGCGCGATCTGGAGGACGCAATGGTCAAGATTTTCAATGTGCCGGAAAATCTTGATGGCACCGTCAACATGGATTGGGAGACCTACAAGATTAAAATCGAAGGCCGCATCAATCGCAAGATCAACGCTGACAAGTTGCAAGAATTGGCGGCGGAGAATGGTCTAAGCGAACACCTTGCAAGCCTGTTCCGGTGGAAGCCGGAGATCAACGCCGCCGCTTGGAAAGCAGCCAAGCCGGAAATTACGACACCGTTACTTGACGCAATCACGGCCACACCGGGGCGTCCTTCTTTCACCATCACCAACAAGGATTAATTGACATGGCATTTCTCGATGAAACTTTCGTCGCTGACGATCTCCCGCAGTCCGACCGCAGCTACGATCTGCTGCCCGAGGGCTGGTATGACGCGACGATCAGCAAGGCCGAGGTTGGCAATACCAAAGCTGGCACCGGCACCAAAATTGATGTCCGTTATGACATCACCGGGCCAACGCAGCAGGGGCGAGTCATTTTCGCCAGCCTCAACATCCGCAATCCGAATCCAGAAGCCGAGCGCATTGGCCGTGAACAGCTTGGCGAACTGATGCGGGCTATCGGCCTGACTAAGGTGCAGGATTCGGACGAACTGATCGGCGGACAGGTCTGCATCAAGGTCAAGATCAAGAAGGCAAGCGCCAAAGACATTGCTGCTGGATACACGCAAGACCGCAACGAAGTCGGCGGCTGGAAGGCAATCAGCGGGTCAATGGCCGCAATGCCGAAGGCGTCGATGCCGAAAGCTGCCGCAGCATCGTCTACACCGGCCAGCGCAAGCGCCAAGCCGCCTTGGGCTAAGTAAGTGAGTATTCCCCCCGGCCCACTGGGGACTTAGGCCGGGGGGATGCCTCAACCGCAGCAACGGGAGACTGAGCATGAAACTGCCCGAGCCGATAAATACCATAACAAACCTGATCGACCAATACCATAAAGCGCAGAGCGAGCGACCGCGCTCTCACATGGGTTGCAGCGCCCTTGGCCACCCTTGCGACCGCTGGTTGTGGCTGAACTTCCGCTGGGCCGTGGTGGAAGAATTTGAAGGTCGCATCCTGCGCCTGTTCCGCCGTGGCCAGAACGAAGAAGAAATCATCGTGCGCGATCTGCGAAATGTCGGCATTGATGTGCGATCAAGCCAAGCGCGGGTGAGTTTCGGTAGCCACGTTTCCGGTAGCCTTGATGGCATCATCGAAAGCGGTGTGCCAGAAGCGCCAAAGAAGCGCCACGTTGCGGAGTTCAAGACGCACTCTAAGAAATCCTTTGACGATATGGTCAAGCACGGCGTCGAGAAATCCAAGCCGATGCACTACGTCCAGATGCAGATATATATGCACGGCACCGACATCGACCGCGCGCTTTATGTGGCGGTTTGCAAAGACGATGACCGGCTCCATGTTGAGCGTGTGCGCTACGACGCTGACGTTGCCATTAGAGCGGTTGAGCGCGGCCAGCGCATCGCACTAGCGGATCGTATGCCGGAGCCTCTCAGCGCCGATCCTAGCTGGTATCAGTGCCGGTTCTGCGCAGCCCACAGCCTTTGCCACAAAGCCGCGCCAACTAAACAGGCCAACTGCCGCACTTGCGCGCACAGCACCGCGCTGGCGGATTCAACATGGCGATGCGAACGGCACGATGCCGATAACATCCCGGTCGATTTTCAGCATACCGGCTGCGACGATCACATCATCCATCCCGATTTGGTGCCGTGGCCGATGATCCCCAGCGATGACGGGCATAGCGTTATGTGGCGCATTGGCGACCGGGTGATCGAAAATGGAGCCAACGGCTACAAAAGCCGCGAGATACTGGCGAACCCGGACGTTTGCGGCACCGATGAGGTTGAGGCGATGAAACTGGTATTTCCTGACGCGGAGGTGGTGGGCTGATGTTGAGAGACTATCAGCAACGCACCATCGATCAGCTTTACGCATGGTTTGCGGCTGGCAACGCTGGCAACCCATGTCTGGTGCTGCCCACCGGCAGCGGCAAGAGTCACATCGTTGCGGCGCTATGCAAAGACGCCATTCAAAGCTGGCCCGAGACAAGGGTCTTGATGTTGACCCATGTTCGAGAGCTTATCAGCCAGAATGCCGCCAAAATGCGAGAGCACTGGCCTAACGCACCGATGGGCATTTACTCCGCTGGGCTGGGCCGCAAGGTGCTGGGCGAGCCAATCACGTTTGCCGGAATTCAATCGGTGCGAACAAAGGCGGCACAGATCGGCCATGTTGATCTCGTCATCATAGACGAATGCCATTTAGTCAGTCACAAGGATGAGGGCGGCTATCGAGTGCTGCTGGCCGATCTGCTCGCCATCAATCCGGCGCTGCGCGTGGTGGGCCTGACGGCTACGCCATACCGGCTGGGGCATGGCCTAATCACCGACGCGCCCGCGCTGTTTCATGCGCTGATCGAGCCGGTCTCAATCGAGGAACTGATCTATAAGGGGCATCTCTCAACGCTTCGCAGCAAGCCGTGTCAAACATCCTTTGACACTAGCGGCGTCCACAAACGCGGCGGAGAGTTTATCGACAGCGAGTTGCAGGCGGCGGTTGATACCGAAGATAACAATCTAGCCGTTGTTGATGAGGTCATCACACGGGCTGGCGACCGCAAAGCGTGGTTGTTTTTCTGCGCTGGCGTTCACCATGCCGAAGCTATCGCGGCGTTGCTGGGTCAATATGGAATCGCGGCAGCTTGCGTGACGGGCGCAACACCGAAGGCCGAGCGCGACAGGATTTTGACGGACTTTAAGTGCGGGAAACTCCGCGCGCTGACAAACGCCAATATGTTGACCACTGGGTTCGACTATCCCGACATCGACCTGATTGCCATGCTGCGCCCGACGATGAGTCCGAGCCTGTATGTCCAGATGGCCGGACGCGGTATGCGAGTTAAGAGTCACACCGATCATTGCCTAGTGTTGGATTTTGCCGGAGTGGTAGCCACGCATGGCCCGATCACCGCCATCGAACCCAAGAAGCGCCGAGGCGAAGGAAATGGCGAAGCGCCGGTTAAAGTTTGCGATGCCTGCAATGAGTTGGTGCATATCAGCGCCAAGGTCTGCCCGACTTGCGGCGAAGCCTTTCCGGCACCAGAGCCGGTAGCGTTGACGCTGCACCATGATGACATCATGGGCGTAGAGGCGGCAGAGATGACCGTGCAAAGCTGGCAATGGAGACGACACACCAGCCGCGCTAGTGGCAAGGATATGTTGTTGGTGTCCTATTATGGCGGCCTGAGCGATCCGGCGGTGTCGGAGTATTTCCCGGTGACACACGATGGCTATGCTGGCCAGAAGGCGCTGGCGGCAGTGGCCGATATTGCGCAAAGCGCCAGAGTGGCGTTTAGTGGGGCCATCACGCTTGACGATTGGGCCGACACGCTCAACGCCGCCAGCGTGCCACCAGCGACGATCAACTATCGCCGCGATGGGAGATTTTACCGGGTGCTTAGGAGGGATTGGGCGTGAGACCAGATAAACCAGATTTTCTAATCGAATATGAAAAGTGGCTGCGCGCCGGGCCACCGCAATGCTGCCACACGTGCGACCATTTCGGCGGTCGTGGCGAATGTTTTATATTCAACACACACCCGCCGGTTGAGTTTACCAATAGCCAAGGGCAGTGCAAATCATGGTCTTACGAAGTCCCGTTTTGAAAGCCACACTCCCGACCGAGCATGAAGAACAGCGCGATTTGGTGAGATGGTTCCGCCGCAAATATGGGCCAGTTCGCATATTTGCGATCCCAAATGGCGGCTATCGTTCTATGACTGCCGCCGCCAAGTTTAAGGCCGAAGGCGTTAGCGCTGGCGTCCTTGACCTGTTCGTTCCAGCTTGGCGGCTATGGATCGAAATGAAACGCCAGAAAGGCGGTCGCCTGTCGCCAGAGCAAGCCGACTGGATCGTGTATCTGGAGAGCGTCGGCTACACCTGCATCGTCTGCCCCGGCTCAGAGAATGCGCAAGCCCAAATAGAGGCGTTCGTTGCTGCGAAGAAATAATGCGCTATGTGCATTTTTGCTATTTACACCGTGCGAGGATGCTAATAGTGGTGCTTCAACAGCAACAGGAGACACCGACATGACATACCTTATTCCGCAGACCGAAGTGCAAACCTTGACTGGTCTCTGCGCCGACGCGCTTGCCATGTATTTTCTTTCGCCAAATCGGATCTTTGCCCGTATCCCGGTCGGTGATCGGACGCTTGAGGTTAAGCGGCCTTGGCACGGCGATAGCGAAATGCGCGGCTCGTTTCTGTAAACTTAATAGGGAGGGACTAACCAATGACACCCGAAGAAAATCTGCTTGCCGATCTCAACGAAGTTTCGCACGATCTGCGCAATTGGGCAGAGGACAAGCTGGACGAAGGCTGCACCGCACAGGAAATCATTGACCTGTTGCGCGAAGCCGCCAGAATTGCAGGGAGGGACTAACCATGAGCAACTACATCACAGCAGCCGCCCTGAAACAGCGCGATCAGCGCAACCGCCGCATTGCCACCCTTGCGGCTAACGTCGCAGCCTCCGCTGGCTTCTTATTGGTGGCTATCATGATTGCGGGCTGGATGCTGACATGGTGAGCCGCGACCCCGAGCGCCCCGGCAAGCGTCACTTTACCGGCATAGGGGCGCTGGCGGCCCTGCTGTTAGTCCTCGCCATCGCTTTCGCGCCGTGGATAGCCGCCATCCCATATAGATAGGATACGACCAATGGCTGAGATCGAGAAATTGAAGGCCGAATTCGACGCCGCATACGACGACCGAAACGCCGCCATTGACGTTGCCTACGCCGACTTCGACGCCGCCCGAGACGCTTTCGACGCCGCCGTAGACGCCGCCAATGCTGACCGGGACGCCGCCATTGCCGCCTACCTCGCCGCCCTCGCAGCGCAAACTAAGGAGCAGACCAATGACTGAGGTAGAGAGGCTGAAGGCCG